ATGATGTATGTACTCGATACCAATGTCGTGTCCGAGCTACGCAAAATTCGGGCAGGGAAGGCTGATCCGAACGTAGCGGCATGGGCTGAAAAAGTTGATGCCGCCGATCTCTTTGTCTCCGCCATCACCATCATGGAATTAGAACTTGGCATTTTATTGATTGAACGTAAGGACGCCACACAGGGAACGATACTGCGGGCGTGGCTGGAGCAACATGTCTTACCGGAGTTCTCTGAACGAACCTTGCCTGTCGATACCGCCGTAGCACAACGCTGCGCACGGTTGCACGTTCCTGACAAGTGCAGCGAACGTGATGCGCTGATTGCGGCAACGGCACTTGTGCATGGTATGACGATAGTCACGCGTAATGTAGCCGATTTTCAAGCCTCAGGAGTAACGATCCTCAATCCGTGGGAATCGAATCTATAATGGCGGCCGAAAACTATCGTTAGTAGATTACCGTGTGCGCTGCTGAAGGTCTTTCAGCCTGTCATGTAGTCTCTCAATGGCCTGCGCATTCTCCGCAGCGGATTGCTTGTAACGCGCATCGACTCTGGCCTGTTCAGCAAGTTGTTCCTGTAAGCGCCGACCCGTTTTTGCATCCAGAAAATGATCCCGACTGGCCTCCACTATCCAGCGGGTATCGGTGGAGGCGTGGCCACTGACCAGAGACGTCCATTCCGAAGCATTACCCGATTTGTCCACCAGCCGTGCCCGAAAGTAGAGCTTCTCTCCCGCTGCCAGCCCTTGTAACGTGTGGGTGCGTTGCGGATAGGCAATATCAGCGAACTGCAACGTGTCATCAACTTCTCCGCTTTTGTTGTAGCCAATTTCCGTTTTCAGCAGAATATCCGTCGGGTTAGCAAAATCCCAGTCCAGCCGGATACCAAAAAGTAGCGGCGTGGTTTGGAGGGAGTGCGGTTCCGATGGCGGCCTTGTGTGTCTTTCCAGCAGGGTATCCCGTGTGGTCGTCCAAATACTGGAGATTGCCGCGGCATTCATCGCCCTGACTCGCGCCTGATAGCGTCCTTCATCGACGTTCGGTACCTCAAGACGCCGGGCGGTTGTCTGGGGTGCCGTTATCCAGTTGCCATTGTCTTTACGCCATTCGACGTCATAGGCCACGGCACTGTCGGCGGCATCCCATGTGATTTGCAACGTGGTGGTGATAATGCCCTGATTGATTGCCGTATCACTGTCGATACGGACATGCTTCGGCGCGGGTTGAACGCGGGGCGGAAAGGTAGTCACGGGGCGTTCGTCAATACGGGTGTTCCTGTCGATAAGCTCATACTTGTCTGGGTTATGCTCAACTGCCGTAATCTCAAACGAGACACCGTCTTCTCCCGCTTTGATACCCATCACCCGGAAAGGGTGTTCCACGCTATAGCTGGATTCAATGGACCAGACGGCCCCCGCCTCCGGGAGATCTGAATAAGCATAGCCACCGCTACTCACGGAAACGTCCTGTCCGTTGATCGCGGTAATGAGATCCTTTCCTGTTTTACCGGAAGGCAGGTTGACGACCAACCAGTCCCCCGATTTTGCTGATGGCACCCGATCCAACGTGAGCATATATCGCCTCGGCACAGCCTGAATACGCCCACTTCTGCCGGCTCCTGACAGTAGATTATCCGATATGCCGATAAGGTAACCCGGCAGAGGAATACGCCCCTCCAGTCCGACGGTGAAGGTGACGGTTCGGTCATGTTCGTTGGTATGCAGCACCCATTTTCCACGCCGGATGGCTTCACTCTGGCGGGTACAACCGATGGCAGTGATATCAGCCTGTCGGATACCATAGCGGCGTATCAGGCGATGTTCAAACACCGGCTCGATAGCATCCTGATAGCCGTTCTTCGGATCAGACCAACTCACCATCGCCGTAGAATAATGGGTTTTCTCGCTGGCACTGGCATAGGTGAATTTGCCATCACGCACATTGGCCCCCGTAAAGAGATAATCCCTGTCACGGGGCATATCCGCCAGCACGTTCATGTTATTATTGGCCCAGAACGTCATCCCCCGGAAGATCCCCGCAATGTCACGCAACACCGCCCAGGCATCTTCCTGTGACTGAATATACACATTACAGGTAAAACGGGGTTCTTCTACCCCTTCACCATCCGACACCATCTGATCACAATATTGCGCGATGGTGTACAGATCCCATTTTGCCAGCGTCAGGTTTTCCGCTTTCACCCGGGTGCCGATACTGAACCGGTCATTGATCATCAGGTCGTACAGCACCCAAGCTGGATTGTCGCTCCATGCCCATTTGAAGGTGCCGTCCCAGCTACCATAATAGCGGCGACTATCGGGATGATAATTGGCGGGCACACGAATGATGCGCATCTTCGGCTCACAGGTGATTTGCGGAATATTGCGAAACTGTTTGGCATCAAACTGAACAAATAACAGGGCTGTTTCCGGGTAGCTTAATTTAGCGTCGATCACTTCAGTAATGGCTTCCACTACCATGGCATCCGCGATCCGGTTGCTGTTTTGTTTTGGCGTCAACCGCCGAAGGCGCACCTGCCAGCCCGAATAAGCAGCGGGTAAATCTACCCGATGGGAACGTTCATATTGGGTGGTGGTTTTGCCATCAACAGCGGTTTTCAGGATTTCCTTGAAAGCGCCGCCATCAGTGGCAAGGTCAATGGCATAGTCAATGCGATAACCCACGGTATCTCCGTTCTCTTTTTGTTGCTGCAACTGGGGCCACGATAACCGCAGGCGAACGGCTGACAGTTGGGTATTGGTGACCGTCGTGACCCACGAGTTGACCAGTTCAGCACTCACCGTTCGGGCATTTTCGACCGCCGGCATCCCGGGAATATAGGCCTGATGGGGGGTACCGGGACGGAATTCCCATTTGACCCCTTCAAAATTAAGCGAGCCATCGGCACCGATAAGTGGCGTGTTATCCAGAAAAATACGTCGGCCATCCAGCTCGCCGGCAAATTCGCCTTCACCGAGGGCAAGAAGGATCTTGGTATAGGAAGTGGATTGCAGCGAGTCCGGTGCTTCCACCGGCGTGCGTGGCTGCTGGCGTCCGCCTTTATTACCCAAAATGGGCTGCTGTTCCATACTTCATCCTCAGCACGTTATTGTTGGTCTTCTGCATAGATACCGGCTGAAATAATAGCGCCACCAATGCGGCGTCTGCCGTAGCCAATCGGTACGGGATTGCCCTGCGCAACCGTATTCACCGGTCCCCCGAACGCATAGGAGGGCTTGTTATCGGGATCTTCGCGCCGGGCCAGTCCGCCCGGCATCGGTGAGAGCATCTGCACCACGCCACCCAACATCATGCCCACCCCGGACATGACCATCGGCGCACCAAACGGGGTTGCCCACAAGAACGCGCCGGCCACCACCATGACCGCGCCCAGAATAGTCTGAAAGACACCGGCATTTTTGCTGCCGATAATCATTGGCGCAATGCGGATATCGTCCTGCCCGGAAAACACCAGTTCTTCCCGACTGATATTGCGTTTTCCGTTAAACACGGCAAAGGTCAGTCCCTGCGCTTTGGCGGTCAGCAGGAAACGTTCAAATCCTTTCATCCGCACGGATAATGCCCGGATCGCTTCCTGCGGGGTAGAGACTGCCAGATTATGTACCCGACCGAAGCGGGTACCGAGCACACCGTATAATCGAATAGTTCTTAGGGTATTCATGCAGTTACTCCAATAAAAAACCCGCCGAAGCGGGTGACAAATGGTGCTCTATTTCATTAAAAAGCAGTTGGATAAATACCGTAATCACCACTTGAACCATATCCGATCCGATATATCAAAGTCCTACCTTCTGTAACTTTACCTTCCTGCTCGCTCATACCACCAACACATATCCCTTCTGGTTGTGCGCTAAAAATATGACTACCTATCTCGGGATATATTTCTATTTTCTGTTTTGGTTCTAGGCGGGCAATTTCTTTCCCATCAACATAAATTCGGGATGAACAGGGGCTTCCTAAAAGACCTGAATCTCTTTTGATTATAACCTTGCCTGTTCCTTCTTTTTTGACCAATAAATCATGCTGTATTATCTGCTTTTCTGGCACTAGTTTTGCTGCTTCATTGGAAATTGGAGTGGTTGCGCAGCCTACGAGATTAAAAATCATTGCCACTACAGCTATTTTTTTCATACTAATCAATCCTTGTAATTAAAACATCTTAAGATTATCCATAATAGACTAATTAATCATAAAACTTTTATACCTCAATACGATTATTGTGCGTTCCTGCCAATAGCCATGATAGGGTTCTCGCTTACTGAGCTGTCCGTACAGGTGGTGCAACATCAGGCCATCACCCAGATAAACACCGGCATGGTTGGGTTCATTCGCCTGTACCTGCATAATGATCACATCCCCTGCCTGTAATTCACCGCGACACGCGACAAATCCGGCAGCGGCATACTGTTTCATATACAGATTTTCGCCCCGCGTCCACCAGCCATCGATACGTTCAAAATCAGGGAGTTCAAGCGTACGTTCCAGTTTGTACCAATCACGCACGATGGCATAACAATCCCAAATGCCGTGTACAAACGGGCGTCCTACTAAGGGCTTAATGCCGGACAGGGGCATCAGGGTACGAATATCCCCTTCCGGCCATGAAACAATCACCCATGGCGTTTGTGACAGATCACACTGGGCGATATCCAACGGGCTCGGCTGTGTCGTCGCATCGGGGTGACTGTGAACAATGGCAATAATCTCGCCCTGATCTTCGGCAGCCGCGTAATCCGCCGGGTGAATACAGAACTGTTCAGTGGGTGATGGGGCAGTATTGCGACAGGGAAGATAATGCTGTCGGCGGTGCTGTTGAATAATTACCCCGCAACACTCATTCGGGTAGGCTGCTTGGGCATGTGCCATCATGGCACGGGTGGTCGCTTTTCTCAGTATCGTCATGGTTAGCGCCTCAGCAAGGCCGAGCCGGGAAACCCGCCAAAGGGCAATTGCGCTGTATCTCCAAAACGTTTTTTACAGTCACTCATTAACCCTCCACAGGCATCCGAGGCCGGATCATTGGTCGGTTTGCCCCGTTCAGTAAAATAACGGGTGCCGGTATAGCCACACGGTGACTGGCGATATTGTCCGCGAATGCACCATGTACACAGGCTGTGAATTTGCCGGGTCGGAATTTTGATTCCCTGCAAATCGGCAGGAGAAGAGAGCGAAAACTGGATGCTTTCGTTATCTTCCTGCGTTTTACTGTCGATGTAGAAAACATCGATTTTTTCCTGTTTCGGATCGGCTTGCGGGTTGCCGTCGGGGAAATTACGCGCATCCAGATAATGGGCAAAGGTCATGCGGATCGTGACACGCGCCTGCACCATATTTTGATAAGCCAGACACAATGCACTCAGTGTGCCGTCCAGATTGGCCACATTGAGAGTAGGCGTGACCGCTCGCCCATCACTGGTCACTTCCAGCCCTTCGATACTGACGGGCCACGGTTTGTATTCGATACCCTGCCACCAGAGGGACTTCACCGGTAAGTTCCCGCTATTTTCCAGCTCAGCCTCGGTATACGGGATAGGATGATGGTGAAAGTGCAAGACAGGCCCGCCAAAGGCCGAGCCATCGACAGTCAATAAGACAATTTTACTTCCCGGCTCAAGCCGCTGAAGTGTTGCATTCAGGGTCATGATGAAATCCCTTACGGATGATAGATACGGGTGAAGGTCACGGAGAGCGTGAAATAAGTGCCATTAGCCTGAACAGTGAATTTTCCGGACTGATACAGTCCCGGTTCAGAGAGCGGATTACGCCATTTAAATGCACGCCAGCCCTGATGCTCACGCAGAAAAGCGATAATCGGCTGGATATCAGACAGCGTCCCGACAAAAGACACCGGCCAATTTTCGCGTTGCGCGTTGATCCCATTGCCGGAGGTCTGCTTATAACCATCACCGAATTGAACAGTACGTACAATCGGCTCAAACTCGCCACTCGCGCCCACCCTGACAGGAAAATCAAAGGTTTTTATCATTATCGTCCTCCTTTAATCGCCGCGCTGAGTTCACCACCCTGACTCAGACTTTTATGCAGTAAAAATTTGAAGCGCTGATCGACAAATTTCGCAATATCCTGCCCCGCAGACTCGGCACCCCGGGATGTTTTCGTGTCATGCGTTCCCTCGGCATGGATCACAATATGAACGGAATTAAAGGTGGAGTGGCCCGTACTGCCGGTGGACTGAACCCCCAACTTACCGTCAGCACCGCGTTTTAAGGGCAAGATCGCTTCCGGGCCGGCTTCCCCCATCACCCCACCCCCTTTGGCGAACGCAAACAGCGTCGGTTGACTGACCATCTGCCCGCTGTACTGACTTAAATCCGCCGATTGATAAACGCCGCCTTTCGCATTCATAATGGGACTCTTCCAGACATCCGGGGTCAGGGTGCTGCCGGAACCCACCGAAGACAGGCTACCTCCCGCCGAAGACAATGCGCTGGCACCCATGCTGCCCATCCCACCCCCAAAGAAACCGGAGAGGGCTTTGGTGATCAATGCCTGTACTGCAATACGAACCAGATCCTGAATAATAGATTGCGCCAGTGAGGCCGACAGCTCCCGCATGGATTCTGAAAAGGATTTTGTGCCCGTCAACATGCCGGTTAACGCACTCCCCGTACGTTGCTCAACCACATCCAGCAGATCCATCTGCATTTTCTGGAAATCCCCCTGTGAGGCGTATAAATCCTTTGCGGAGGCAAATTGCGCCTCTTTGGAACGATGAGCAGCGGCTATCATTAACTGCTCATGACGTTCCTTGCTGATAAGTCCGTTCCGGTAGTAAGTGTCGTAAAGCGCAGTTTGTTCTGTGAGCTGATTTTGCAATTGCACAACGGAATCGACCTCCCCCGCCCTATCCAAATGCGGGGCGGCAATTTGCTTTGCCTGTTCCGCTAATTTGTCTTTCACCGACGTTTGATACAGCGTTTTACTGGCGGACAGATACTCCTGTTCGGTCAATAACCGTTCGTTATACAGCGCTTTCAGTTCTGCACTGGCGTCTCTTTCCTGCCGGATTAATGCCGCTACCGGCGCATATTTTTCCGCCAGTTCCCGCCGCTGTTTTTGGTGATTTTCGACATTGAGGAGGGTTAAGCGTTGCAGCTCACTGTCCGAAGCGATACCCGATTTGCCAACTTCATGGATTTTACCCCGCATTGCTTTCTCGCTGAATCGGATACGATCTAAGCTGGTGGCATGGGTCTGTTCAATGTTCTTGCGTAACTGCTGATAAAGGTGAAGGGATTGTCTGCCTTGTTGCTCTGCGTTGATGAGATCCTGACCTGTCCATGGATTACCCGTACCGTTCCCTTCGGGTTTTGGCGGTGGCTGGTCAAACATCCCCGCTACCGATGTGGCCTGCAGGTTTTTCTTTCTGGTGGTTTTCTTTTCTATCCCTTTGAGGATATCTTCTCGCCGACTGAGTAATACCCGGCCTTGCTTTTCAACTGCTTTCGGGTCTTCATAAAGAAAACTTAAGAACCCTTTTTGACGGTTTTGTAAGTGCTCGATTCGGGTTTGGGAATACCGTTCCAGTTGGCTATCAATCTGCCTGAGTTCTGCTTTCAGATTGTTAAGATCATCGTCAGTCTTATCCAGCTCGACCGCCACCTTAATGCTGGAAAGCCGTTGCAGTTCAGCTACCGTTTCAACGGTTCCCTCCTTTAAGTGTCGCAATCCCTCTCTGGCTTGGACGCTAGAGTTATATAACCCGTACAAAGCAGAACCTGCCAGCATCGCTGCACCAAATGGTCCACCCATCAGGGCAAGTGCGCCACGGGCAGCGCCTGCGGCGGCCGATAATGCCCGATAGGCATAAGACAGCCGGCGGTTAGCTGCTTCAAGTTGCCCGGTGGCCTGTGTTTGCAACTTGAGAGCTTCCGTTTCCTGTCGGATCAGGGTGCTTTTTTCTTTCGCATAATTGACGGAGAGTCCATGCAAACGGTTGGTTCTTTCCAGATACTGAATGTGCCTGCCCTGTGCTTCCGTTGAACGTAGCGTGGCATTGGCCTGTTCAATCGTGCGTTTTGCCGTTTCTGCCTGCTGTTTGGCCATATCACGAGCCGCTTTTTCGGTGGCCCGCCATGCCGTCATATTTTCACGTAATCCCGCGGTCAGCTTTGTTGCTATCACGGGGATTAGCGTATGCAATGCTACGCTGGCCACCAGATTAACATTCTCGGACAGCGCATTAATTGCGTGGGTTGCCCCCTGTACTCCGGTACGCAATGGGCCATCGGCACTCTGCCCGATTTTCAACGCCATGCCTTCAAAGGCACTCGTCATCACCTCCAAATCGGCACCGAGGTTATTCGCACGTGCACTGGCCTGTTCATAGGCAACCTGTGTTCCGGTCAGAGCTTGGGTCAACACCTCCAGTTTTTCCCGCCCGGTGACCAAGTTGGACGCTGCGCTGACATTGGCCCGGCCAAATAATTTAACCGCCTGCGCCGTTGACAGGTTTTTGCCCATCAGGGATTCTAATGCCGACGATAAACCCACTACCGACGGTTTCAGATTTTTGTCTGTCGAACGCTCCAGCGCCAGTATCACATTACGCAGGGCAATACCTGCCTCGCCGCCTTTCATACCGCGTTCTGCCAGTATCTGAATAGCCGCCCCCAGTTCTTCAACGCTGATCCCGGCCTGAGCGGCTACGGTGCCACCCTGTTTAATGGCCTGCGCGGTCTCGTTGATTTCAGAAGAGCCATATTTCGCACCCGCTGCCAGTACGTTAATGAAACGGTCAGCCTGTGCGGCACTGGCACCAAACTGATTCAGCGATAACGCCAGTGCTCGAGTCGCATCCGGGAGAGCAATCCCGGACGCCTGTGCCAGTATGACTGCTTTCTCAGTGGCTAGCGTCAGCGCCTCGGTGCTTTTCAGCAGTTCTGGCTTGGCAGAGGCCATGAGTTTCAGAGCCTGCGCAATGCCGGTCGCCCCGAACTCGGTGGTACGCCCCAGCCGTTGGGCGTTTTCATCCAGTTTTTTTAACTGTTCACCCGTTGCACCGGTAATGGCAGACAAATCAGACAATGCCTGCCCGTATTTGCGAGTCTGGGAAATCATCGTGTTCAGTGAAAAACCGGTGCCGGCCAGTAATGCCAGTTGCCCAGACACCGATTTGATGTGTGACGCCAACGAACTGTACGCCTTTTTGGCCTTTTTCGTGTCTGCGACGGTTTTGTCAGTAAAGCGTTCAGACTCCCGCCCGGCATAACGATAGGCATCCCTCATCTGGGATTTGAACGAAGTCGCATTGACCAGCAAGCCCACCGTCAATGTCGATAAATTAGCCATAACTTAACCCAATAATTTCATGACAGCCTCACACTGTGCCCGGACCACAGCGGGCGAATTGTCTGCCGGTTGGCGGTTTTTCAGTCGATAATAGGCTTGCCATTCGTTGAGCGTGGACGCCGGCAAGGACAGGATACGATAGGGATCGATTTCGCCGAGCTGTTCCGCTAACGTGAAGGCAAAATACAGCCACGACGAGTCAGTTAGTTTTTTTCGGCGTCTTCCAATGTACCGATGGAGTGACGCTTCACGGTCTGGATGGCTTCAATCAGGATGGCGTTATCATGGACGATCATCAATTCCTCTGCCGTGGGCAGGAAGTCAGCGGGAATGGGTTTACCTTTATTATCCACCAGACAATCCAGTACCATCTGGATATTCAGGCGGGAGGCTTCGCGCCCGTCTCCCGCTTCACTCAGCTTTTCCGCTTTTTCTTCCAGCTCCAGCAGTTCCAGTGCCGTCATCCGACGCAGATTAATTTGCGTACCGAACAATTCCACCGCTTTAATCTGCGGACGCGGAGTGAGTAAAGCCGCTTTCAGTGCTTTCATGGGTTAACTCCTGTTTTGCTGTCTGCGATACCCCAGACGAGGTTGTTTTGTTTGCCTTTGACGGTGATCTGGATCACTTCACTCGCCGGCGCGTTAATGTCATTCATTTCCCAGCCGGAAAGCGCCAGCACCATTGTGGCAGTCCGTTTATTCGGCAGGATGATGTAAAACTGCACGGTTTCGCGTTTTTCAGCCGCGTTCAGGAAAGAGACAAAATCCTCGTTCGCCGGATCATCGATAAAGCCGAGGGATTTTTCCGGGCCTTCCGGCATATCGGAGATAAACTGCTTATTGGTATCCATCAGGGTGGTGCAGTCGACAAAACTGCCGGTCAGCCCGGTTGCACCCAGTGCCTTACAGTTAATGAGGGGTTTCATCTGTGCCACGCTATCGCCGGGTTTGCCGAACTTCACCAAAGTACCGACCGGTAATACCGCGTATTCAGGGGAGGTTGCCATGATGTTTTACTCCAGTCTTATGAGTTATAACCGTCCAGTGCATTACGGATTTCTCGCGCCAGCACCTTAATGACAGCGGTTTTGTTGTAATCCAGCGCCGGACGGATAAAGGGACTCGGAACCTGTTTGATCGTGCCCATTTCCTGTGCTAAGGCTTTCATCCGGTGAGCTTTTGCCGGGCCAACCGTGACCATCACGCCACCCGGATACTTCTTAGATTTTGTTGTACGAATAAGGATATTGTCCCGCAGATGCGCGGCATGGCTTTTTTTGTTATAACCGGCATGGGCCTGCATATCTTCCTGTACAATCTGCATCGCCTTTTTACCGGCTTTTCGCATGATGTCGGTCTGTAGAGCCGTATTCAGTGCCTGCAATTGACGTCCCAGTGCTGCCCATCCCGTCGTTTGTGCAGTGATCATGCCAGCTTCTCCGTGTAAGTGATGATAAAGTCCCGTGTGATACGGTAACGCTTACGATTTTCAGTCAGCTCTTCCGCTTCCTGATGCAAGAGTCCGCGTGAAACGGTTTGCACCGGATAACCACCGAGTCGGCCATGCTGCACAGATTCCCATGCAGAACGGATTTTCGCTTCCAGCCGCAGGGCCTGGGTGTAATCGTTCAGCACCATAATGCTGATTTGGAAGCGTGCTTCGATTAACGGCGAGGACACCAGCCCGAGAGTGAATCGGGGATCGCTGATACGCTGGTAGGTCACACCCTCTAATACCGTCGAAGGCAAGATCAGCGGATAAACCGGCAGGCCCGTTATCCGTTCTAAATCAGCTTTCAGTTCAGGTTCAATCATGACGAACATCGGCCTCCGTGGTCATTATCGTGCGGTCGGCACGATTACGGTCAATGGTGCGTACCGTGAACCGCCGATCCTGATGTTCAATCAGCCAACCCGGCTGGATATCACGCCGGGGTCTGACGGTAAATTGCTGGACCTCGATCACTTGTTGCTGCTCGGCAGTACGGAGCTTTCGGTTGGACACGGCCTCGGCTTTTGCCCAGACAGTGGCGACAGTGCTGTGGCTGAACGTTTCTGCACCCAGTTCGTCCCGATGAATAACCGGACGAAGTAACCGGATACGATGACGCAGTTCTCCTGCTTTCATCGTGATTCTCCTATAACGGAATAAAACGATAGGGTTCCAGCAAGGCCTGAAAGCCCAGCGGCAATGACTGGCCGTCCCGACTGTCATACCAGAATCCCACGGTTAACATAATCGCCAGTGCCACATCATCGGTCACGAGCAAGCCATCGGGATCATCCTCCGGTACCGCGTTTTCATACAGGCGACGGTTCAGGTAGCTTTCTGCCCGTTTGATGGCGGCACGGGAATAGGTGTTTAGTAAATCATCATCGGCAGGGTTATCACTGTCGAGTCGGCACTGCTGTCTGAGCAGATCCAGAGTGGGGAATGGCATGTGAACTCCTGATAATTACGCCTTACCTTCTGCCACTTTCAGCAATTTCACGGCGTTGCTGTCCACCAGCAGAGCACCCACCCGTTTGGTGGTATAAAAGTGAATAAACGGTTTGTGCGTGTAGGGATCGCGCAACATACGTACCCCAAGACGATCCAAAATGGTATAGCAGCGTTTGAAGCTCCCGAACGCCATTGGCACAGCACCGGCCCCCAAATCGGCGAATTGCTCATTCTCGGCAATACCGTAGCCGAGCAAGGCGGAAGGTTGCCCCACTTGCAGGCCCGGCTGCCACAGGTAGTTGCCCTGACTGTCTTTCAGGGTGCGCACCTGAAACAGCAGATTGTTGTTCATCATGAACTTTGCGCCGGTGCGATACGGTTTACGTAGCGTGTAGATCAGCTGCAGTATGTCGTCGGCGGTGATCTCGGTCGGCTTTTTCAGCAACCGATGCTGCAACGTGCCCCATTTGCGAGCTTTGTCTTCCTGCGCATCACTGCCGTAAGCTAATAAGCCTTTCGGTTTATTTTTGCCGTCACCGTGGGTAAACGCACGCTCCTCCTGCTCAGCAAACTCTTGTGTGAGTTCAGAAGAAATAAAGGCGTCCACATCGAAAAAGGCATCATCCAGCATGGTCTGGGTCGCGGCAGGGTTGCCGTAAATTTCGCCCCATGTCGGTTCGATGGGCATCAGCTTCGGTGTTTGCGTTTCCGGGCGCTGATCGGTTTCCCCCACCCAGCCACTGTTCGTGCCGCCCTGATTCACCAGCCGCTTGAAATTCGGGCTGCCTACGGACACCACGTGACACTCAGCACGCATCACCACTTCGTCTTTCAGGGCATTGATGATATTGCGATCCAGCTCTTCCGGCACGGCATAGCCACCTTCAGGATCGATGGTGGTTTGCATCGCTTTTTGTTCCAGCGCGGCCAGCCCCTCTTCCTTGCCCTTGCGGAGAAACTGAGCAAACGCCGCTTAGTGTTCACTCACTGCGGGCGCCTGCCGGACGTTTCAGCCCCGCCAGCTCCTCTTCCAGCGCGGTTTTCAGGGTATCCAGCTCAGACAGTTTGCCATTCAGCGTATCTACCTGCTCGGACAACTTCCCTTTCTGGGCTTCGATGGCCTCAATGCGCTGATCGTTCTTCTGCCTGAATTCATCGAAACGCTGCTGAATTTCCTGCGCAACCTGTTGTATTTCTTTAACTTCAATCGCCATCAAACACTCCGGTTAGTTAAAATGTAATGATTTCAGGGCCGTTAATGCCAAGGCAGTCTCAGCATCAGGCAAAGACAAGGCCTCGTAACCCTTCGCCATAAAGGCCTTAGCCTTAGCCTGAGCGCGGGAAAGTCCAACATCGCGCAGAACCCGTTCAATACGACCGGGATTGGGGATATCACCCCGGGCCAAGGCGGATTTCACATTGTTCACCCGCGCATCCTCGTTAGCGGGAAAAGTCACCAGACTGACTTCCCATAAATCGAGATCTTTCAATAAAAAAGCCTGCTTTGTTCGGTCATACTCTCCGTCTTTCAGGGTGTAGCCGATCGACAAACCAGAAAGTGATCCGGCTTTCATATGGGCATGCGCCCGTTTTGCCAGTGGATCCGCCTCGATCAACAACCGCCCTTTGAGATACAGCCCGGTTTCGTCTTCTTTCATGTCGGTATAAATCCCGATGGGTTCATCCATCCGGTGTTGCCAGAGCAAGGCAGGCAGACTGCCTTTTTCACCCCATTGCTTCAGCGTATTGGCAAACGCACCGGGTAAGACAATATCGTCAGCACTGTCTTTGAGACCGAACACGGAACCGTACCCCTCAAACTCGCCGGCATCGCTGACCGATTTGATTTTCAGCGGCATATCAAGTCGTTGTTGGGTGAGCATCGGCATGGTTTTCTTCCTCTTTTTTCGGGGCTTGATCGGGTTTCGTGGTCATGTTCATCGGCGTGAGATAAATATCGCCGCCCTCGCGAGGATTCAGTTCTTCCAGCGCCCGGCATTCGTTCGGGGCATAAATCCCCCAGTTAATACCGGTGGCATAGGCTTCAAAGCGGGATTTCATGTCCCCGCGCAATAAGGCGCCGGTATTAAACTTGGCGTAAAACCGTCCCTGCTTGTTGCTTCTGACCAGTCCGGCATTGATACGTTGTTCAATGCGGGTGAGGTAGGGCACCAGCGAGTAATTAATAAATCCGATCCCCAGATTTTCAATGTTGTTAAAGGTAGCGCGGTCAGTGTTCTGCACCATATGCAACGGCACCCGGAAGATGCGGCAGATCTCCTCCAACTGAAACTTACGGGTTTCCAGAAACTGCGCATCTTCTGCCGATAAACTGATTTGATGCCATTTCAGCCCCATCTCCAGGATCATCGGCTTATGGGCGTTGACCAGCCCCTGATGACGGGCTTCAAAATCCGTTTTCAGACGCTGATAGGCTTCCTCTTTCAAGGCTTGATCCGTTTGCAGGACACCGCTGGTCACGGCCCCGTTGCCAAACAATCGAGAACCGTGCTCTTCGGTGGCCAGCCCCAGCCCTATCGCTTGCCGGGCGTAAGTAATCGGGCTTAACTCGGTCAGACCATCCAGTGTAAAAATGCGCACATGCCAGAGTTCATCCTGTGTCAGCGTCCGGTTTTCACCGCTCGGGAAGGTCACCTGATAGTCCGGCTGCCAATCTTTGTTGAGTTTTGCCGTGACACTGCCTGGATCGAGAGGCAGTAACTCCACCACTTCCCCGAGCTCCTTCACTTTGTAGGCATAGAAGTTACCGCGCAGGCACAGGCAGGCAATGAGCAACTCCCAGAACTCCTGCGGTGTCATATAGTGATTGGGTTTGACCGACAACAGTTGATGCAGCCGCTCTTTAACAGCACGTCGGTTGCCGCGTTCTAATTGCTCATACAGCGAACAGGGCAACATGCCGACCGATTCCGCCAGCACCCGCACACAACTGAACACAGCGGTGAGTTGCATCGCTAACTGTGGACTGACCCGCCGTCCGCTGTAGGTATCATAGGACAGGCCAATCAATTCACTTAAATCACGGGCGGTCATAGCATCGGCGGATTTGCGAAATAAGCCGGGGAAAAACATCAGGTCTCCTTATCGGGTTTCTGGCTCAACATACGTGAGACCCCATACGACCAGCCAAGGCATAACACACCTGCCACCATCAATCCCGCAGCCGGCAACAGCCGCCATGCGCCGTAAGACAGCAGAGCGCCACCGGCCAGCCCGACCAGCGGGGCAGCCATCATTAATAATTTCATAAAAAAACCTCAGAGTGAGCGAACACCGTGGGAGATCAAATGATCGGAGAGACTGGGGGCTGCGTGCAAAATCGCCCGCCCCATCGCCATCATCAACGCCACCGCACCGTCAATTTTGCTGTCTTTCTGCTCTTTAATCGGGCGCACAATATCATCATTACCGCCCATCGTTTTCCCGACCACATTGCCGATACACCACGACATAATCGGGTGACCGTCATGATGGAAACGCCCGGACTGGATAGCCGCTTCCAGCGCTTTCATCGGATCGCTCATATGCGTGAAATTCTGGGTAATGATGATGGGATTAATACCTTCATCCGCCAGTGCGTGAGATAAGCCGGTGGCCCCAAAGGGATCAATCGGTGCTTCATTAACCGGATTCCGGTGACAAGCGAGTTTGGCTTCTTCAAGAATGTAGCGGTAATCCACTTCGGCACCTTCCGTCACGGTCAGCAGATCCATTTCCACCCATTTCTGAAAACGCTCAGCACTGCGCCGATTTTCGTTCTGCTCCACACGGTAAACCGTGTCATACGGCACCCAGAACCGTGGCGCAATACTGTAAAAATGCTGTTTGCCGTCGATTTCACGTGAAAAAAGCCGCGCCATGCTGTTCATGTCCAGCTTGCGGGCAAGGTCAAAGGCCAGAAAACAGGGCTGTCCCTCGAACTGCGCCAGTGCCAGTGAGGTGTCTTCGCACTGTTTCCAGCTCACCATATTGAAGTAAGCCTCCCGCGCAGACACCCAGATATTCAGGTGCTTGGTCTTGAATACGCTGGCTAAACGCGGGTTATTTAGGGCGCGTTGTTGCTGGCTCAGCAGAAAATCAGCATAGACTGAGACCCCCATATTCGGGTTGGCCTTGCGTAATACGTCCGGTGAGGTCCAGTCATCCCCCTCATCCACGGTATAGATCACGCCGAACAGCTCTTCATTGGGCACATTGCCGGACAGCATTTCGATCACCTCGCGCCGCTTGTCATAACACGGGCCTTCAATGTTATAACCTGCCGTGGTGATCGCCCACATCAGCGGCTGTCGCCGTGCGCCCATTCCTGTGAGCATAGTGGTGTAGAGATCATCGGTATCATGCTCGTGGTACTCATCCACAATCGCACAACTGGGTGACTGCCCATCCCCGGGATTGCCGATCAGCGGCTCAAACCGGGCTCCGTCTGCCGGACGATTCATATTGGAAGCATTCACTTCAATGCCGAATGCCTCAATCAGCAAGGGCGTGCGCTTGCACATCAATCTCGCGGGACGGAACACTTCCCACGCCTGTTTCTCCGTGGTCGCGCCGGAATAAACCTCCGCGCCGAATTCGTCATCACAGGTAAAGCAATAGAGGGCAACGCCGGCTGAAATGGCGGATTTGCCATTTTTACGGGGAATTTCGGTATACACTTCCCGAAAGCGGCGTAACCGGCTGCCTTTATGCACCCAGCCAAAGGCTGAGCAGACAATAAATAACTGCCACGGCTCCAGTGTGATCGGCATCCGCTTAAACGCCCATTCACCCTTGGTGTGCGGCAGGAGCTGGATAAATTTCGCGGCACGTTCGGCCAGCGCTTTATCGAACCGATATTTGAATAGCGTGCTCTTTTCCTGATTCAGATTATCCAGATGCCGCTGACAGGCCTCTCTGACGTAACGACTTACGTCAATTTTGCCGCGCACCACATCACGGGCATATTGGTTCGCCGCATTGACATTCAGGTAAGATTTACGGCTCATGATGCAATCATCCTCATAAACGGATTGTCCGTTTTAGCCTGACCTGCCGCCCCAATCAGACGCTGACGGCTGCTCGGATCGAGTCCCAACATCGAGCCGGTGGTATCCATTTCAGCCTGTTGTTCTTTCTTGGCCGTCAGCTCCGGGTTTTTAATCGGTCCGCCGGTTGCACCAGTCACGGTATTGCCCTGCCGGGCGATATTCATCACAGCGTTGCGCCAGAACTGGTAAGCCACACACCAGCGTTCCAGTACCACAAGATCCGTGACACACAGTAATCCCTGTGCGCATAATTCCTTGCTGGTCAGCGCCCACATCACCCCGGCCAGCGACATTTCACCTTCGGCAAACCAATCCGGCGGTGAAACGCTCGTCAACGGGGTAAACGTCGGTTCATCCCGGTTCAGCTTGCGTTTGCCCGGATTGCCGGCCAGTGCCTTGCGTGCCGTCGGCTTGGGGCGACGACCTGACTTGCCCGCCGTTCCGGCCATACACCACACCTCCCGTGCTTAAAAACAGTGAAAAACGCGTGATTTAAATTTCATTTTTCGCGGGGATAAAAAAAGACCCACGGTAGCGGTCCTTGGGAGCGAGAGGGGCAGGGATTTGACCCACCCTCCCCCTATAACGATGGCATGAGTAATGGTTACAATCAGAAATTAATCTCTTCGTAATCGCTCGGTCGCGGTTTTCTGTCGATGACAGGCTTCACACAACAATTTCAGGTTGCTTAACGCATCGGTGCCACCGTGGGCTTTGGGTTGGATATGGTCAACAGTGATGCCTGTGACCACCAGCCCCTGCCGTAAGCAGTGCTGGCACAGAAAGTTATCCCGTTGTTTGACTCGCGTCTTTAGCTTATCCCATTGACTGCCATAGCCGCGTTCGTGTCGACTCCTGCCCTGTTGATGATATTGCCAGCCCGTGTGGATATGGTCAGTACAGTAGCCACGGCGATCCGTAGTGGTCTTTGGGCAACCTGACTTGCGGCAGGCGCGAGGAATGCGGGGTGGCATATTCTGGCCTCCATAAAACAGAAAACCACCCGAAGGTGGTTGTCATAACCCAATTGATTATATTGAATAAATTTCATCCCACCACTCGAGGAGTTCAGGAAGTTGAGACCAAAAGAAGTAACAAAGACAGAGTGCTATGATAACTATCACGCCGATATCTATCCAATCCTTAAATGAGTAATTTTTTGCCTTATCTTCCCCAATCAACTCGAGTAGCGCACACAATATTCCTAATGTTGCAATAGTAACCACTGGTAAAAAAGCAGAACAAAACAGGACATATAACCCTCTGAGCATAAAACAAATTCCCTTTGTTGATTAACCTTATTGGAGTTTCAGTCTACTTTGCGTGCATATTGCTGTCAGCTACTTTCCTCATTCAGCATATTTAACCAGTTTGATTTATATATCCCTGTCTTTTAACAGCTAAGGGCAGTCAAAGCTGATACGAAATCCCTGTACAACTTATTCAGGAAATGGGTAAAAACATTAGTTTTAATTTCAAGTGGTAATAAATCATTAAGTATTATTAATTTGCTGTAGGTGGAAAATGGTGTTATTGGTTATCTAAAATATGTTTTTGCGGAGGTTGTTATGCCTATAAATCCACTCGACTCATTCAGAACCGGGTACCCGCTTGTAAAAAACAAGCTAAAAGTGCTTCCTCTTAGCAATGAGAGTAATTTTCTCGCTGTATATTTCGACTATCTATGTCTCTGTGGATTTTTAAAGCAAGATAACCCTTTAACACCTACAACGTTGGTTGTTGAAACTGACAGTATTGCACAATTATGTTATCGCCCACACGTTACCATCATTAATGCGCGAGAAATACTAGCCTCATTAGGTTTCACTCAAGACCTTTCCTCATGTAATGGCGTGAAATTTGTATTGACTCGATATTCTGGCATTAAATCTATAGAGATTTATAAACGGCAAGTCCTCGGTAGCTGGTCTATGTATTAAACTTATTCTCAACTCACTGACACTGCGTTCTGATATATTCCTGCAAATAGCTTAATTTTGCCCGGTCGTTGATAATGCCTTCTCGGATATCAAGAACAGTTGATCCAGTTTCTCCAGTGAGTTCGACGGAGGTTGGAGTGCCCACGCTGCCGGAGGAAGTGGCCTCACGCACAGGACAGGTGGCTTGGATGCGCAGCTTGCGACGACCAGCGGCAACATCAGCCCGAAGAGTGTCAATTTCAGTCTTGGCATTGGCGAGTTCCTGAGTGTGTTTGCTATCCAGTTCATGCAGCATGTCAATATGCGTGCTCTGATAGTCGATAGTGTCAGTCAGTTGCTGAATTTCAGTTATCTGGTCGCTATTAATGCCGAGCTGTTTCTTATAACCAGAGCGGTATAAGAAAGCTGCGGCTGAAGCAATAATCAAGGCAATAACAACGCCAGAGGTAACATTAAACTTCATGATAAAAACATCTGGCGCTCAGATGCCCTGCGATTATCCAGCCCACGCATAACCTTGCCTGCTGTTTTATTCCAGCGGGAAAACTCGGCTCCTGCGCCGGTGTAATCGCCTTGATTGAGCCTTTTCAATAAAGTGGACCTCGAAAAGTTACCGCTACCACAATTGAAGATAAACGAACACAAAGCATCGAACTGGCCTTGATTCAGCGGAACTTTAACCCATTGCTTTAAGGTGGTGTAAATAGGTTGGAGATCATCACGCAGAAATGCTTCGGCCTGCTGTTCTGTAATCAGATCTCCTTTTTTCACCCCTTTTGTATGACCATAACCAATAGTCCATGGAATATTGCCTGTTGCGGGATCAGGGTAAGCTTTTAGTTTCAGGCCTTCATATTGTTTGATGCACTCCGTACCTTTATCGCTAATTTCCATTAGAAGAAACTCCCGTTCTTTTCTCTGCCGATTTACGCAACAATTGGCCGATAAAGTCCGTACCCAAATAACCTATTACCACACTGCCGATGTAGGCTAAATCAGGATTCAGACCAAACAGAGTTAATACATCACGAATGAACCAGGCGAACATGGCACACATAAAGGCATCGATAGAAACTTTTAGCCAGCCACTACCATTATAGCGGCCTCGGAGAAATGCCATTGTTCCGGCGAGGGTTGCACCGATACCTTGCTCTTTTATTGATATGAACCAGTCACCGAGATGTACCCAAATATCAGGATTATCTTTCATCTTCATATTCCTCGCCATTAGAACAATGGGTGTTAGTGGAATTAAATAGGTTGGCCCCTGCAAGTTGCAGTTAAATGAAAATGTCAACTAAAGTAATTGCGACAGCAAGGATGAAACCCCAGTAAATACTGGGGTAAAAAGAATTCCTCTAGTGGATTATTCATACCACTCACAATGGAAACGATATTTTTTTCCTGCCTGTTCTAGCAACTTACCGAATTCTGCTGTATCACCTTTCGCATAGCGAAGATGTGTTTCAACATTTGTTGAATTACTGCTTTTTTCTGTCAAAACTCCAAGGTTATACTTTTTACCATCTACAGTAATTATCAAAGTCTTATTGCTCAGTTCTGGAATTTGGCCCTTAAATTGTATTTTGATTGTATTAGCAGATGAAGTACTATATTGAGAACCATACCAATAAACACGGTAAGGATATCCATATGTTTTTGTTAGGTTGCTTTCAACAATGACTGGATCCTCGAAGCTCCACAGTGCACCCAAAACTGCTCCAGAGTGAGCTTTTGGTGTTGCATCAAAGACTAAATTATATTTAAGAGTCTTTGGTGTTTCTGGCTCCGGTTTTACTTCTGGTTCTGGTTTCGAATCAGGTGTTGGTTTTACCTTATCTTCAAAAAACTGCCAGTCACACGCCATCATATCTTCCTGCGTTGGCTGCCACGGCACAAAATTACCGTGTTCATTGCGCAGATCAATATGTGTCAAATAATCATATTGAGTCCCAACAGCAACGCCATCAACAGCATAAGCGCTATCTTTTTCCACGGCTAAATTATTTACACGTGGAGTGATAGCCAGATACATCTCATTATTCTCGTGGCAATTCACCCAAACAGAACGGGTAACGCGCTTGCGTAGTTTTAATTGAATCAAAGCCCAAGAAAAAGAACCCACTGGCGCAATAAAACAATCACACTGATATTGTTTTGGTTCAAAAGGGCATTCATGTTCAGGCTTAATAAATTCAGACATATTATTTCCTTATAGTTATAAATAATGGGAAGTTAAATTTAATATTTAATTTCCGCCTGCTGTTAAACAGGATGAATATATTAATAAATTCTTATGATTGAATATATCGGTTAGCCTTGTGTGGTCATTTTTACAATCCACTGGACCCAATTCATTTATTTATAAATAATTTGATTTCCTGCTCCGTCTTCTTAAACCGATCCTCTTCCAGCTCCACCCCCAACACACGACGATTGAGTTTTAACGCCGCTTTCAGTGTCGCCCCGGAACCCATAAAGAAATCGGCTACCAGTTCCCCTTCCCGGCTGCTGGACTGGATAATATGGGCCATTAAATCAGCCGGCTTTTCGCACGGGTGTTTGCCTGGATAATACTGTACCGGCGCAAAATGCCAGACATCGGTATAAGGCACGTCTGCCGTCACCGTGAACGAGCGGCGCATTAAACCGTATTCCTGCCGTAATTCGTCATACTGACGCGACAGGGTTAAATGAGACGCCACCAGCTCAGGATAAGGCGTATTCAGTTCACCGCGCTGATGCTTTTCTTTGGCGATACGGTCAAACAGTCCCTGCAACTTTTGGTAATCCGTTTCACTGGGTAACTGCCACTGGCTGTCGCTGAACCAGTGACTGGCCATCTGCTTTCCGGTGGCTTTGTGTATGGCTTTTGCTGTGATGCCTAACGCTTTTCGGGCATCCCGAAAATAATCCACCAGCGGTTTAAACACCGACTGTTTCAGTTCTCGGCATTGTTTGAAATAGCCATCGCCTTTCGGGTGGTATGGCCCTTGGTAATGTTCGGCAAAAATAATACGTTCTGTGGCCGGAAAATACATGCGCAGACTTTCTTTATGCTGCCTGCGCCACGGGCCGGATGGTTTCGCCCAGATAATCTGGCTCAGCACGTTAAACCGTTCCCGCACCAGCAATTCCGTATCCGAGGCCAGACGCGAACCACAAAACATGTACAGGCTGCCGTTCGGTTTCAGTATCCGCCAGAACTCAGCCAACAGTTCATCCAGCCACGCAAGGTAAGCCGTGACGTCTTCCCACTGGTTATCCCAGTGACAGTCTTTCACGCGAAAGTACGGCGGGTCCGTGGCAATTAAGTCGATACAGTTATCCGGCAGGGTTTTGATAAATTTCAGGGAGTCATCGTTGACTAAGGTGACAGGGCGTAAATCCATCCGCTTTTTTCCTCTCGACGCTGACTGTTCTCAGGAAAACGACAACACGAAAAGCCGGCATTCACCGGCTGCGCTTTCACGTTCTGGGAAATAACCCCATCAGGGAGAACGTTTGAAAAACGTGTCATCGTCCCGGCTTTCCATTAAACCCGCCAGACGAAATTGGGTTAACAATAGTTGGCAACGGGGTTCAGGCAGCCCCATTAATTTAGACACTTCAGAAACAGAAAACCACGTATGCAAAGGCACGGCATCTAAAACACAGGCGGCTGTTATTGTCATATCTTCATGTTTTAACATGATAAATTTAACCCTCCGGGCAGTTTTTATGCATGAACACACATGTAACTCTGACCAAAGACAACAGCAAGTCTTATGTTTATTTCAGGCGTAAAAAAACCTTGCACGGGGCAAGGATTAAGCTGCCGGGTATGAATAAGCCGGGTGACTTTGCTATCACGTTTATCACAATAGCACCGTTTTTACGATCGTAAAGCGTTATTTTTATCGGCAGTCATATTAGGGATATTGCACTAACGGGGTGTCTTTATCCATGTCCAGTGCGATATCCAGCATCATTAACATCCCGTCAATCACGCCTTCGGCCTTTTGTAATCGCTTCCCGATGTGCGTATCCGAACAATGATGATCATGGGCGAGTTGCATCAACGTTTTACCAAAGACGTAATAATCAAAGAGCAGATCATGCGCCTCACTCTGTTGCTGATTCAGTTTTGCCATGCAACTGGCGATAATCAGGGCATCATCATCACAACACTGTACGCGGGATTTCACCCGGTTCGGGATGAGTCCTTTGAAGCCTGCCGCAATGGAGGACCAGTAAACCCCGTCACGATTATCCGCCGCCCATGCCCCCCAACGTTCCATCACTAACTGAATATCACGCATTCATACCCTCCCCTGTGATCAAAGCGCCCTGTCGGCATAACGGCGTTGTTTTTGTTGGGTTTGTTGCGACCGGCGGCAAATTTCGGCTGCTGATATCTGATCGGTCGGCAGGTAATGACCGTGCCGGAATGCCTGATAAACCGTGCCGGTTTGCCCGTGGCGGTTCTTCTCCAGAATAATTTCCGCGTACGAGCTGGCGGGGCTGAGTGGGTTATACACCCCATCCCGATAGGTAAAAATGATGCGATCCGCATCCTGCTCCAGCGAGCCGGAATCACGTAAGTCAGCCGCTATCGGGCGACGCTGATGCAGGGGGCGTTTATCCACGTCCCTTGAGAGCTGGCTCAAGGCCGTGACCGGGGTATGCAGCCGTTTCGCCAGGCCTTTCAGTGCCTTCGATATTTCTGCCACCGCTAAGTCATGACGGTCAGCCCGGGGTTTTCTAATCAATCCAAGGTAGTCGACGAAAATGCCCTTTAAGTTCGGGTGACGACGCTTATGGGTTTCACTGATAGCGCAAATTTGTTCGACACTCAGATCGCTGGCATCCAGCACATGAATATCCCGGTCGATAAGCGAACCCAGCGCATTGCCAATACGCCCCCAGTCCTCATCATACAGTTCGCAGTTTCGGAGTTTAGACACCGGCATCGCCGCCGAACCTGCCACCATGCGCTCGGCAATTTGTTGCGCTGCCATTTCCATGGAAAACAACAACGCCCCGCCCCCGTCGCGGGTCATGCCTTCAATCATGCACAGGGCCAGTTCCGTTTTTCCCATGCCCGGGCGTCCGCCCAGTAAAATCAGGTCAGTCGGGTTAAATCCGCCGGTCAGTTCGTCCAGCGGCTCAATGCCTGTCAGGATCATGCCGGTCTTGCCCTGATTGCGCGCCTCCAGTGTTTCAACGTACCTGTCCAGTAAGGTACCGATGACCACGGGCTGTACGCTACTCTCGCTCTGGGATATCCCGTTAAACCGGGAGGCAAACGCCTCAACCAGTGCTTCCGCTTGCGTGTGATTGCCACAGGCCTGGATCTCTTGCTGGTAGCGGTTAATCAGATCAGTGACCTGACGTACCCGCCAGTAACGCATGACTTTTTCCGCATAGCCCTTTAAATTGGCCCGCCAGACCGGCGTTTTGGCTAATTCCAGCAAGTTAGCCAGAATACCGCGTTCTTCGCCCATCGCATCCGCAATGAAAAAGGGATCGATAATCGCACTGCTCAGGGCCTGCTTTTTGATTTCGCCGTACACCCGGCGCAGATGAACGGAACTGAACGCCTCATCCGGTAACACCGCTAATACGTCGTAGGCATCCGGGGTCGCCCCACCGGATAACAAGCCACTGATAACGGCCATTTCCAAATCATAGACATTCATGCGATTTCCCTCCGGTAGCTTTCCCAGTCAAAGGCCAGTACCGTGCCGCCCTGAAGCACTCGGTCCAGCGTCCGATCACCCAAAAACTGCGCCAGCTCAGTCACGGGCAAGTTACTGATCAGAATGGTGGGCAGCAGATCTTCATAGCGATTATTCAGCACCTCAAACAGAATATGACGTTCAGACTCCGTGCCGTACTGCACGCCGATTTCGTCAATCACCAGCAAATCCCGCTCGCTGTAAAATTTCAGGGTATCAAATTCACTCATCTCCCCTTAGCGGTTCCATGAGCGACGAAATGCCCGGATGATGCGCGATGCGGTGGTGATAAACACGGCTTCATCCCCGCCTGCGGCAATTTCCCGGCACAAAGCGATGGCAAGGTGGGTTTTCCCAGTTCCCTGACGCCCACACAGGATCATGCCTTCCCCTGCTCGCTTGCGTTCCGCCCACGTCTGGACGTAGCCCTGACAGGTTTTCAGATTGATTTCTGCCCTGCGATTCTGTGGCTGGTAGGTGGCAAAACTGGCCTGTGCAAAGCGGGGAACGATGTTCAATATTCCCGGTTCCGTTGTTTCCATCACGTCTGCTGCTCCTTAAAGATTTTTTGTCCAGCTCGCGCCGTGTGATTCATAACACTTGTGCTCAAATCCGCTATGGGTGTTGACTTGGGGCTGCCGACCGGATTTCTGCTTGTCAGGAAATAACCCTTGCCAGCTGTTGGCAATGGAGGTGCAAATTACCGCGTCAGGATTAGGACAGTCTGCCAGTTGCTTGGCCTGCTGGCGGCAACTGGTTTCGGTCAGGGGCTTCCTGATCTCCTGTCGGAACGTCACCCAATCCGCCCATATTTCGGCACTGACATTCTCGGGTTTGGCCGTCAGGGGATCGAATACGGATTTTTTTGCCTGTTTTTCCTGCCCAGCCCCTTGGGGTTTTATAGGTTCTTTGACTGGTTCCTTGACGGGTTCAAAAGAGTGACTGATTCTGGTGCCATCTGACGGCATAGGGGGTCTGCCATTGGGCGGCACAGGGGTGTCAGCAAATGGCATAGGGCTGCCAACCGGTGGCACAGGGGGTATGCTTTTGGGTGACACAGGGCCAGCGGATAAATTCAGGTAATAAACATTCGAGGCATTCCCTTTCCCGTTGTGATTACCCAGCCGGTTTTCCTTGGTCAGCAAACCCATCTTAATCAGGGCACCAATGTGACTTCGCACGGCGCTTTTGCTGCATTCACAGTGATCTGCAATATGCTGATACGAGGGCCAGCACTCCCCTTTGTCGTTTGCATTATCGGCCAGTTTAATCAGCACCAGTTTCCTCAGGGGATTGCCCACCCGGATACTCATTGCCTTCGCCATCAGACTCATACTCATGCCATTTCTCCCTGTTATCGATCCGCCACCAGCGGGAATTGGAAATTTATTGCGGGGTTTTCGCTTCAGGCGGCGGGAAAACGGTAGGCAGATCAGGACGCAATTCATGCGCCTGAACCGCCCCGTTTGAAAACACCACAATAGCGGGGACCCGTGATACCGAAACCCGTTTTTTTCCGTACAACCATGCACTGACGAGCGATTGCGCACACCCCAGTACCTGAGCCAATTTGGCCTGACTGCCTGCGATATCTATCACTTTTTTTATTACACTGTTTTTCATTCTTCCCTTTCTCCAACACCACGGCAATAGCAGTATCACTAAAGGTCAATATAAATCACTATTGGAGTGCTTGTAAAGATATCACTCTAGAGATAGAATAAGAAAAAAATGTTCCAAGACAGCGGTTCTTGGGTTTATCCCCGGTATTCGACGTAAATGCGGGAACCACTCATGAGGCACTTATGACTCTTGCTGATAGATTAAAAGAAGCTATGGCAGATAAGGGGCTAACCCAATCTGCGCTGGCAAAAAAAGCCGGCATGGCGCAATCCATGATATGGAAATTACTTTCCGGGAACGCAACCAAAACAGGCCGGCTCGTTGATTTAGCCAAGGCGCTTGACGTTCGCCCAGAGTGGCTGAGTGATGGCAGTGGTCATAAATCACAGTCCGGTGATACTGATTTTTCTGTCAGGCATGACAACCGTTATGCACCGGTAAAAATTTATGAAGCAGAACAAGAAACCCCGGAGTGCTTCATGGTGCCGGCCTTTTCTGAACAGCAAACCGCCTTTGAATCCTGTCGTGCTTATCGCATCACCCAAAATACCGGCTGTGCTGAAGCGCCGGAAGGGACGGTGATCGTGGTAGATACACAGGAAGAGATCGCCAATGATGATTTAGTCTATGTACGCATCGGAGAACACTATTCCGTTTATCGTTATAAACAAGGGGGAGCGCTCAGCTTTTTATCTGTGGATGACTCACGTATCCCCTTGATAACCCTTTCTCCCGACATGGAAATCGTCGGTGTGATTGTGTATTTATTTCGTCACATGAAGCGAAAACGATAACCTTCCTCTCCCGACTTTAAACACCACCAACCCCTGCCTCTATCTTCAATAAGATACTGTTTTTAATGCAGTATCTTCCTTTTCACTGAAATAATAATCCCCATCAAGATCTAAAATCATTCAAATAATATCAAATTAAAATTATTAGATATCAATAAGATAATTAAAAAATTTGCTTTATATCACTTTAGGTATGGATTCAATGAAATTTAAGTGATAATGTTAGTGGCATCAAAGTGATAGGAATAATCACTACCCTAATAAGCGAGAGGATTTATGCGTACCTTCATTTCTGCCATCATCAAAAAACCGGCAACACAACAAAAAAAGGCTATCAACATTAAAGGCATTGTTGCCAATATCGCACAAAAAAACAGCCTGCATGCAGAAACAACACATATCACCTTTTTGGCAGATCAATATCGTCAGGGCAAAACCCAGCATCACGACATGGATATAAAGAATAACGATGAATTTAAACATCATATTTTAGCGACGTATCGGGTCAGCCCAAAACATACCGAGCCTGTGCCTTACTATCATTTAGAACTGATTGTCGATTACGGTTATGCACTCTATCAGCGGCGAGGACGGTATATGAATTTAGTGGATATATTGCCTTTTACTCAATTTTCAGCCCCGGAAATAAAAACTACCCTCATTGATAATTAACACATTCATGAATGCAAGGAAAATAACAGCAATGGATTGCCTGAAATAAAAATAAACGACTTAATCATGAAATTAAGCGCTTAATTTGTGCAGGTTTATTGTATGCAAAATGTGTAAATTATTCGGAGAAAAATAAAATGAGGCTCGTTGCTAATTATAAGAATAAGAAAAAAGCCAGTCTTACCAGAAAGCAGGCGGCTGACTTTATCGGCATTAATGTCGATACATTATCCCATTGGTGCGCTATAGGTAAAATAGCCTACAACAAGAAAGATCCCGCCAGACCCCGATCCCCTTATTTATTTACATACGCGGCATGTATTGCAGCCCTTAACAATTCGATCCAAACTGTGCCTGTGAGCACGGTAGATGTGGCAGAAAAAGGAGATAAAAAATGTCAATCTTCCGTAGAGGAAATACATGGTACGGGAACTACACGACACCAAGCGGCAAAAGAATTAAGGAATCGCTTGGAACAACGGACAAGAGGCAAGCTCAGGAATTGCACGATCGAAGAAAGGCCGAATTATGGCGCATAGAACGGCTGGGTGATTTTCCTGATGTGACGTTTGATGAAGCCTGTTTACGTTGGATTGAGGAAAAGGCCGATAAAAAATCACTGGATGATGATAAAGGGCGTATGGCGTTCTGGCTGGAATACTTCAGCGGAGTGAGATTAAAAGATATTACCGAAGCCAGCATTTACACGGCGGTTAGCAAGATGAAAAACCGCAAGGCCAAGGAGCGCTGGGAAAGTCAGGTTCAGGCAGCCAAGAAAAAAGGACACGAGATCCCAGCCTATAAAGAAGTCTCAGTATCGGTAGCGACCAAGGCAAAGCACTTAGCTTTGATTAAGGCTCTATTAAGAGCCGCCGAAAGAGATTGGAAATGGTTAGAGAAAGCCCCTGTGATTAAAGTCCCAACCGTCAGAGAAAAACGAGTCAGATGGTTGGAGCCTCATGAAGCGCAGAGATTAGTTGATGAATGTCCCGAACCACTCCAGTCAGTCGTTAAGTTTGCGCTGGCTACAGGGTTGAGACGCTCAAATATTATTAATCTGGAGTGGTCACAAATTGATATGCAAAGACAGGTTGCATGGATACACCCAGATCAAAGCAAATCATCCAGGGCTATAGGGATAGCCCTAAATGAAACAGCTTGCAGGGTGTTACGGGATCAGATAGGAAGCCATAACAGATGGGTTTTCGTTCATACGAAATCATCAATCAGTCCAAACGGAATGGCACTGCCTAATGTGAGAAAGATGCGTGTTGATGATAATACAGCATGGAATGCAGCGTTAAGACGAGCAGGAATCGAAGATTTTCGTTTTCATGATTTGAGACACACTTGGGCTAGCTGGTTAGTACAATCAGGTGTTCCATTATCAATTTTGCAGGAAATGGGCGGCTGGGAGTCAATCGAAATGGTTAGAAGATATGCACACTTAGCACCGAATCATCTGACCGAACATGCGCGACAAATTGACCTGCTTTTTGGCGGAGGTGTCCCAAATTCGTCCCAATCAGGAAAAATAGCGGTTAAAAAATAG